TAGATTGCATATGCTCTACTAGGTTGTCATTACCTAGCAGATTATATTCAACAACCCAACGAGGCAACAAGCCTAGCGATTCAATAAGATGTTCTCTTGGTGCATCATATTCTTTTGTGTTAAGTTCAAGTCTCATTGTTCATCTCCATAGTATTGGTCAGGTGTAGGTATCCATTTACCTGCCTGCTTACGAAACCAAATCGGTTGAATTGTTTTCTCTTTATCATACACGATGGCAATGGTTTCGTCAAGATGCAAGCCTTCATAATCTCCATCATCTACATAATGATAGAAAGGTTTCTTTGTATATTCAAAGGCTTGCGTATCTAGTTTATTGTCATTGTTGATGTAGTCAACATAGATTATGTTAGTCATCATCACTCTCCTCTAGGTCATCCACATCCAAGCCATCAGCTATATAGGAATAGTCCATGTTAGGTGCGTGGAATATCTTGAGGATACCGTCTGTGTTGCGAACATAGTCATCCTTTTCGACATCCACAACATAGAATGTCATGTTCCATACGCCAATGCTGTATGATTTATCTGGGTCAAATTTACTCATTATGCAATCTCCTAATCACAAGAATCCCAACGAGACATCATTGCCACCCAAGGTTTTTCAGAGTGCGGCAATTCGTATTTGCGTTCTACTCTTGTATCATAACCTTGATATGGAAAGAAGTCTTTATAGTTCTTTATCAGTCTGTCTAGTTCTTCTTCTGTGTCAGCCTGTAATAGTTCATTTATTGATTTAGGCATACTCCATTCCTTTCATAATATGTGTGATGACATCAACTGTCCATCCATTGCCTAGCATCTTATAGCGTTGTGTATTTGACACGCCTTCGGTGTATCCATCAGGCACAGTCTGTAATCTCTCACACTCTAGCGGTGTAAGTTTGCGCCATTTAAGTTCATCAACATTCACTGCTACATTATCCTTCTGCACTGTAGTAAGTGCATTAGTCTTGCCATCCTGCCTGACTTCTAAGCGTTGTGTTGTCAGTCCTGCAACCTTCTGCTTATGGTCTTGTCTCACGCCATCTACCACATAGCGTCCACGCCATGCGCCACACAACACCTTCGGTTCACGATTGCCACCTTGCATAGTTAATAGAGCAGGGGATTTACCATCAGGATGATACACCCTTTTGATTTGGTCATGCTTGTAATGGTCATACTCTTTGGCATTACCTACATGACATAAACCATCTTGGCTGAACACTAATTGTCTGCGATGTTTTTCAAAGTATGATTTGAGATTACCACCCTTGAAATAGTTTGCATCCAAGCAGTGTGCTTTATCTCTATCAACCATGCCATCTTCAAGTATGTCACGCAGTTTGATACCCTTATCAAGGGGTGGTGCAAAGTATGGAATATTTGTCCAGTAGTAGCGTTGTCTGTTTTGTGCTGATACCAAACTGCTGTTGATGAAGATGGGTTCAACACCCAATGCTTCAGTGATTATGTCCATGTATTCCTTCTTCATCTTGACATTCTCTAGCAGAAAATATTTAGGCTTACATTCTTTTAGCAACCGCACAAATTCCCAAAACAATTTACTGCGTGGGTCATCAAAGTTTAATTGCTTGCCAGCAAATGAGAAGCCTTGACATGGACTACCACCAATCAACAGGTCAATCTTGACACCATCAAATGATTCAGGCCACATCACATCACGCACATCACCAAGGTGGATAGTGTCGGGATAGTTCTTCTTTGCAATTTGAATTGCCCATTTATCAATTTCGGCTGCAAAATAAAATCCTGGTTGAATACCTAGTTTGTCAAGAGCAATTCTGCCACATGACATACCATCAAATAGTGATAGAACATTCATAACCTTACTCCGTTCTGTTTTGTTCTGCCGTATGTTTTGCATGACAAGGTTTACATAGCACCCTGCATTTAGCAATCTCATTCTCAATAGAATCCCAAGAATAGTTTTTCATTTCACATACATTATATAACTTTGTCTCAGGTTCTATATGGTCAAACTCAAGAAGCATTACAATATGTTTATGGAATTTTTTTGGAAAATGTTTTCCACCAAAGCCACACATACTGCAACCAGCCTCAAGTTTTATTCTGTTTATCTTGTCAGTGTGATACACATACCTCGATTTGTTGTTGTCTTTATTCTGTTGTCTGTTTTTCATGTAGGCTTCTGGCTTTCTCCATTCAAGACCATTCTTGCACTTTTTATTCAAGCCCCACAAGATTCTTCCATCATCTCTAATGTGACCGCGAAACACAGTCACATTATAATCTTTGTATGTGTATTCCATTGTTCATGTCCTACTCTATGAAGGCAAAGCCACCGCCATTACCTTCAGGGTCACAAGAGATTACAAGGTCAACCTCTTCGCCGTTGTCATTCTTCAACATATAGATAGGCCAGCCTTCGTCATTGCCATATTCGTCACGTTCAAAGCGAAAGCCTACAATGTGAAACCCAATCAATTGTCTGTAATGCTCTTCCATTATGCCACATCCTTTGCGAATAGTCGTTTAGCGGTATCGTCACCAATCTTATATTTGTTATTGCCACCGCCGATACCTAACTTCTCAATAATCCAAGGCTGTTTTCTTGCTCTTGTGTTATATCCGATTAGGCTGTATTTGTCACCATTGAGTGTTCCAATCTTGTTGATGTCAAGACCATACGATTTTGCGTATATCTCTAACTCTCTTTCGGCTTTTGGTTTAGCATCTTCATGCCGAATGACAACCTTAAAGGTCACATCGAAATCATTATAACTAGCATTGCCAATTTCAACATTGAAACCATTGATGCCATTACTAGCAAAGATTGTTTCTAATTCTTTGCGTAGGTTTTTTGCTGTTTGTCTATCCATTGTATGCTCCTTCCATCATATCAATGCCATTGATTAAACCATCAAGATAGCGCAACATTTCTCTTGCTGGTACTCTTCCATAGATTATGGTTGAACCCTTGTTGCAGGTCAGATGCCATCCGCCATAGTGTGGTGCATTTTGCAACCAATAATCCTGATTCAGTCTGCGGTTTATTCTTGCAAGCCTGACCTCTAACATTCTCTTCGTCACTCGCATATCTATTCCCCTTTCAGAATACCATTGCGGATTAAAATTTCTTCGGCTTCGTCTACATACCAATCAGCATCGCGCTTGTTATCATCCATATCAGCCATAGTTTCAGCCATGTCATACATCAGTATTAAAAATTGTACTGTCGGAATGGTTGTATATTCGCCATGCGGTGTTGTTGTGTCGATGCGTTCCATGTCTCAGCCTCCATTCATAATTACATACGCCATTATTGGCAACACAATCTGTATTACTACAATGATTTCCATTTGTCAACACCTTTCGTTGAAAAATTCCAGGAATTGTTGAGATGCTGCTGAACCTGTATCAGCAACATTCACATTCTTTTATAGGCTTTCCATTCCTGCAAACATCTTCTTCATCCCAATCATCGAAGAAATGTTCCTGCCATATATTCAAATCGCCATATTCAAATTGCATTAGATGATACATCAATTCTTTTGTGTTGTTTTCGCATCTAATGCTATCGCCCATGAATTGTTTTTTTCCATCGTTATATGTGCGAACAGGTATTGTTTCAATATATCCATTTTCATTGGATATTGATAGATGAAATTGTTCAGACCATGATGATTGTATTTCAATTACTGGCACGCCTAGCCTCCATTTTCTTTTGCAAATCTTCAATATGCCAATCTAGCATCCGATAGTATCGGATTACATCCTCATATATTTTACCTATTTTTTCCATTCGAGATTCTTCATCTTCTATGTGAAATAAATCTCCCACATTGTCGATTACATCATACCATCTATCAAGTTGTATGAGCATAATTTTGATATGAATGTCTGTGAATGTCTCTTTCATTTTTACAATCCCAATGCTGTTGCGTGTAATTCTGAAACATGGTTACCATTGCGGAATTTTTTCGGGTTTTTCTCCGCGAGATAGTCGCACCATGAATCCCATAGATATTCACATCCGCCAAGTTTGTTGCACGTCTCGATATATAATTCTGCCTTGCGCTTCATTAGAGCATAGGTTGCATTAGCACCATATTTGAATGTTGATGCTGATAATCCGAATCTTCGCAGATTATGCAAGTCTAAGCATCCTATTTCGCCAAGACATAATTGTATTACAAATCCTGCTTTGACTAATCCAAGACTTGGGCATGACGCGACTATCAAAAGCAATTCTGCTAGTGTAATTTTATCGTCCATGTAGTCAATCATGCTTTGTCGTATATCTTTACGATTCCGCAAGATGTATTCATAGGCATCACGTTTCATGCCCCATAGATATTTAGAGTCTATGCCATTATGCTCAACATCTAACATCATTGTCTCGATATTAGACCATGGCTGTTGAATTGACAATATGACCATTGTCATTACCTTACCCACCATTTTGCCAGAATAATCGCTGAGAGCGGCAAGGCTGATTTTAGTCTGATGATTTTGAAACATAGCGTTCCCCTTTCCAGTCTGTTTAAGACCTTAAATCAATTGTCAAATCAAACTCAATTTCACCGTCATTGACATTGAGATATGAATATCCCCATTCATCCGAATAAACCCTGCCAGATTCTTCCAGATAGTTTTTGATAATTTCATGAATAGCCTGCTGGTCGCTGGGCTTCAACTTAGAAATTTTTACAAAATTTTGTGACATATTCTACCTCCAAGATTAAACTAGGCTTGCAATGATATTTTGTCAATACCATTGCGAGCATATGCTATCCAGCAAAATGATGGAATTTTTTGTGATTCCATGGCTTTTCTGTTGCAAGATAAACCTTGCCCATATTACGAATAAAGCAAGATTTGCCATAGCGTTTATTCCATCCATGGGAATTTTTACGAATCCGCAAAATACCTTTCTTGCCAAGAATATTAAAGCGGAAACCTTTTGTTCCATCATTAAGTGGTTTTGTTGCGAAGATAACAAACATATCATAGACTCCATGTTGAGAGAATCCTGGCCGATTTGCTGCGGCAGGTTCTTGCACCATTGCAAGCCTAGTATAATCTTCTCACCATATGAGCGAGGTATCCACCTACAAGCCCACTGTCAATTTCTTGACGCCTATTTAAACAATGCTTCTCTTATAACCTCTTTATGCCTCGATTCGTTATATTCAAATTTGGCATTTTGACAAACTCTTCCAGCGTGCCTTGCCCACCAATTATTATCATTAGTGATAGCAGGGATATTGTGGCTTGTCAAGGCAATTTTTATTTGTTGCCTCTCTCTTTTGCCTTGTCTCTTTTGCCTTGCCATTTTCCTAACCTCTTTTGATATTGTCTTTATGGTTTATCATAGGTTTTTTATGTTGTCAACAAGAAAAAAACTTTTTTTTTCAATTTTTTTTTTGTTGCCTCTAAAACCTCTTAAACCTCGACAATAGTTAATCATTAGTGAGGTTATGGCATAATCTTTTTAGGTTGTCAACACAAAAAAACAGAAAAAAGAAAAAAAAATATGATGAAGCCTAGCAAGGTATATATAATAAAGCATAAACCGCTAAAACCTTGATAGTGTTGCAAAAATGCAGCAGTAGGTGTTGCATAAATACCACAATAATAAAATCCCTGAGTGGAATAAAACTTTTTTATTCATCACTAATCTTATTAGACTATTGAAACAATGTTAGGGGAGGGGAAGATAGTTAGACAAAAGAAACAATGTTAGGCATGGCTAACTTTTAGAGTCTTGGCTAATATAATAAGGTAAAACAAACTGTCAAATTTTTGACTTGACTTTTGAATGTTCACGGTTTGTTCCAGGCAGCCCGTCAAATTTTTGACTTGACATTTTTCTGAGGATATGATAGACTATAAAGTGCCACCCCTACCAAAAAAAATAGTATATATTATATATATATAAATAGGGGTGACACATATTTGCAAAAATAAGCGGTTCTTAATCGTTAAGGAATCCCTTACTTTTTCTTAGAATAGTAGAGAAATTTAAAATACTCTGCATCTGCACCGTACTCTACTTCAGCCCATTTATCTATGGCATCCTTTGTTGGGGTATGGTGAGAACTATTTAAACTTTTCAGTAATTTTTTTATTAACTGTGACATTTTTGCAACACTCCGAGCATAAAAAAGACCTGTCCTTAGCGTTCCTAATAAACACAGGGAGGACAGGCTGGGGGCTATATAGACTTGTAAAGACTATTAAGATATTACAAGCTTGTTACAAGTTATTTAGAGCTTGTTACAAGTTTTATATTACTTGTTATTATCTTCTATTATCTTTATATAGAGATTATAACATTTACTTGCATACTTGTCAATAGCCTGTTATAATTTTTTTTGTAGTGTGACAATAATGTCACAACAAAAGGATAACCAAAATGCTTGAAGCACTTGTATTGGTTTGTTTCATGGATAATTCATGTATTGAGTTGTCAAATAATAGGGGCTTGTTACAGGATGAAATATCTTGTAAAGCAAGAATAGCAGAAATGATAACTGACTTTGTGTCAGCACCTGTCACACCTCCTGTCATCTCTATACAGTATGTATGTAAGAAATCAAAAGGAACAAATACATAAATGTTAGATAATAGTTCAGATGATTTACCAGAACTTTCTGGTGTGTCAACGTATATCAACTTACGAGACAATCTAAAACTATATAATGACGTTAGAGCAAAAACAGATTTCTTAACTTTTGTTAAGATATTTGCACCTACCATTGTATCTGATTTCAAGATGGGTAGACACATTGAGTTGTTGTGTGACAAACTACAAGGTGTTGTAGAAGGAAGAACAAAAAGATTGATGGTATTTCTACCACCTCGTTCTTCCAAGTCAGTAATCTGTAGCAAGTTGTTTCCAGCATGGTACATTGGTAACTTTGCAAACCATGAGATTATGTCAGTGTCGCACTCTGACCAACTTGCAAGTGATTTTGGTAGAACAGTCCGTGACATTGTAAACACTGAACGCTTTCAAAAGATTTTTAAGGGTGTGTCGCTACGTAGTGACGTAAAAGCAGCAGGCAAGTGGAAGACAAACAAGAATGGTTCTTATTATGCAGCAGGTGTTCGCAGTCAGGTTGCAGGTCGTGGTGCGCATGTGGCACTGCTTGATGACGTTATGTCAGAAGAAGACAGCTTCAGTGAAGCAGGTCGTAGGTATATCAAGGAATGGTATCCTGCAGGTCTTCGCACTCGTATCATGCCGAATGGAGCCATCATTATCGTCAACACAAGATACCATTATGATGACCTTTGTGGTTGGCTTTTAAAACAGGAATCAGTAGTAGAAGAAACAACCAACCCCTGGGAAGTTATTTCCATACCTGCATGGCTTGATGAAGACGCGGCGGAGTTGCTAGACCTCCCTGTTGGTACGTCATACTTTCCAGAATGGAAGCCAGATGAAGTTCTAAGGGTAGATGAGCAAGAAATCAGAGCAACAAATGGTGCGAGATACTGGAACTCTCTGTATATGCAAGACCCATCGCCTGATGATGGTGGTATTATTAAGAAAAGATGGTTTAAATGGTGGGAATATGAAGACCCACCGCCTTGTGACTTCATAATTCAGACCTATGATACAGCATTTAGTACAAAACGTACTGCCGATTACAGTGTCATTCAGACGTGGGGCATCTTTTCTAACTATGAAAAGGACGAATATGGCGGTGAAACCTTTACGTCAAACCTAATATTGCTTGGAAATGTAAGGGGAAGGTTTGAATATCCAGAGTTACGCAGATTAGCCCAAGAACTTTTCCAAGATTATCGACCTGACGTGTGTATCATTGAGAAAAAAGCCTCTGGTCAGTCTCTAATTCAAGATATGCGCAGGGCAGGCTTGCCTGTTCTGGATTATCTACCAGATAGAGACAAGGTTGCTCGTGTATATGCGTCAACTCCTATGATGGAATCAGGGCGTGTATGGCTACCAAAGGACAAACAGTATGCCGATGACCTATACGATGAGTGTATGTCATTTCCAAACGGCGCACATGATGACCAAGTAGACTGTATGACTATGGCAATCCACTACATGAAGGACAGTTGGAACTTGTTACATCCAGAAGACCCTAATTGGGAAGACGATATTAACCCAAGAAAGCGAAAGAGGGTTGCATACTGGCGAACATAGATGTATAATAAGAAAATCAGTACACATAAATTGATAGGACACGAAAATAAATGGCAACTGAACGAAATCCGTATGACCAAATTCCAGCAATGGATAATGTCATTCAACTTGATGTCGAGCGAGACACCACACCTGACAATGTAAGTATCGAAGTAGACCCAACAACTGGCGAAGTAGAAGTTGAGTTTGGGGATATTGATATTGAGATGTCAGAAGATGGTGTAGAAATTGACATCAATGATGGTTTTTATGAAAACCTTGTAGAAAAATTAGACGAAGAAACTCTGGTTGAAATTGGTCATGATGTATTTGACAAATTTGAATCAGATAAAGATTCTCGTGCTGAATGGGAATCTATGTTTGAAAGAGGCTTTGACCTTCTTGGTCTGAAGCTAGAAGAAACTACTGAACCTTTTGAAGGTGCAGCAACTGCAGTACATCCTCTCCTTATTGAATCTGCAGTAAAGTTTCAATCACGTGCATCCCAAGAACTATTTCCTGCTGCTGGTCCTGTAAAGGCTCAGATACTTGGTGACGTTACCGAACAACGTCAGAAGCAGGCTAATCGTGTTCAGAACTTTATGAACTATCAGTTGACTGAGCAGATGCCTGAATACTTTGACGAGTTTGAACGGATGCTCTTCCACCTCCCACTAATTGGTTCTGCGTTTAAGAAGATTTATTATGACGCAGCAGAAGAACGCCCTGTTAGTGAGTTTGTACCCATAGACCAATTCTACGTGTCCTACTATGCCACAGACTTACGCAGGGCGGACCGATATACTCATGTGATATATCGCAGTCCGCATGAACTGTACAGGCAGATTGAAGCAGGTATGTATGCCGAAGTAGACCTACCTAAAGCTTCTCAGCCTGAACAGTCAGACCTTACACAGAAGATGGATACTGTACTTGGTTTGTCTCCATCAGGCGACAATGACCCACAGTATGTATTGCTTGAACAGCATTGTTATCTGGACATTGAAGACCATGGTTATGCTTGTCCATATATTGTAACAATTGAAGAACAGTCTCGCACTGTTTTGTCAATTCGCCGTAACTGGAATGAAGAAGATAAGACAAAGAAAAAGAAAATGTTCTTTACACATTATCGCTTTGTTCCTGGCTTTGGCTTCTATGGTCTTGGTCTTATTCACTTCCTTGGAAACCTCACAATGTCTGCAACTGCAGCATTGCGTAATCTGATTGATGCAGGTCAGTTTGCAAACCTTCCTGGTGGTTTCAAAGCTAAAGGTGTACGCATTGTAGGTGACAATGACCCTATTGCCCCTGGTGAGTTTAAAGAAGTAGAAGCAACAGGCATGGACCTTACAAAGTCTATTGTACCTTTGCCATACAAAGAACCTTCAGGTACGTTGTTTCAAATGCTTCAGTTTATCTCTGGCGCAGGTCAAAAGTTTGCAGATACAACTGAACAAGTTATTGCAGACGGTTCAAACTATGGTCCAGTTGGTACAACCATGGCGTTGCTTGAAGCATCCAGCAAGTTCTTTAGTGCAATCCATAAGCGACTGCATAAGGCACAGAAGGATGAGTTTAAGATTCTGGCTCGTATTAACTACGAAAGCCTGCCAAACAAATACCCCTACGATGTCCCTGGTACTTCAGAGAACGTATTCCGCAGAGACTTTGATGGTCGTGTAGATGTCATTCCTGTAAGTGACCCTAACATTCCTTCATCTGCACATCGCTTGATGATGACGCAGATGGCAATGCAGTTGGCACAGACTGCACCTCCTGGAATGTTTAACATGGAAGAACTTAACCGTACTCTTCTCAATGCGGCTAATATTCCAAACCTTGACAAGATTCTACCTGACAAACTTGCAGCACAGCCTCTTGACCCTGTATCAGATATTGAAGCAGCAGTTAAGGGCTTGCCTATTAAAGCCTTTGCAGGACAGAACCATGATGCACATATTCAGGTTAAGACAATGTACTTGCAAGACCCAATGAATGGTGCAAACCCAATCATGCAACGAATTGCTCCTGTACTGCAAGCCAA